GAGTTAATTGATCCTTCATACTGGAGCCTCCGTTAGGCCTCAATTCGTTTAGCCAGCCCTTAACTAAGAAACGTAGCCCGATCAGCACGCCTGTTAGCACGGCTATACCGCCAGCACCAAAGGATGCCCATTCGGCAGCACTCATTTTTTAGGAGTTGCATAGCCAAACACACCAGCTAGTACGGCCCACAATACGGCTCGGTAATCTGCTGCGAAGTTGGATGCTGCCCAGGCTGATAGAAATGCACCAGCTGTCAGTACGTAAGGGTTTTTCATGTTCATATCTTGCCTCCTAGTAGGGGTATATCGAACGCTTTGCCGTCGTTGTCACCTGTCTTTGTAAAGCTGATGTGTATGTGCTTTGTGTGTTTATTAAAGCCTGAATATTTACGCCATTTGAAATTAAGAATCTTACTAGCGATCATGCCGTTATGAATTACGTACGATATACGCTTATCGGTCTTCGCACAGATTCTGATCTGGTCAGCCAAATATACTGAGAGCCCTTCGGATGAATCCAAGCGAGAATCAATATCAATGGCTCGCACGCATCCGGTGCTGTCTGGATTATGATCTGATTTTCTGGCAGCATGACGAGCATCGCCAAGCCATCCATCACTGGAAGTGCGGCGATCTGGATACCAGGTAGTAACGGCATCTCTTAAAGTATCAGCTGCTTTACTAAGCCAGGGGCTGGACATTGTGATCCTCATTGTTGCATTCCCATTTAGCAGATTTAGCATTTAATATTGCTTCTGTATGACATTTAGGCGGCATAAAAATATCTTCTAAAGGTAAATATGTATATCCTTTGCCAGCATAATTCCCTCTAAATCCATTTACTGCGGCATTATATGAAGTACGCTTTACAGTCCAGTCAGTACCTTTGGCATAATAAGTTTCGGTATCTAAACCATCAATAAGTTGAGATTCATCTTTGCCTACTATTACTTGCATTACTAAATTGTCTTTATTCAAATATGCGTAATGTGCCATTATGTCCAACTTACTGTGTCAGAGACACCTGCTGCAGTTACAATAGAAATCTTAAATCCACCTGATGTTGTTGTTGATTCCGTAACACCGCCACTAAATGTCGCTGTAAAAGATGAAGGATATTTAAGAATAACAACTCCTGATGATCCTGATCCTGCAGGTAATCCGTTGGAAGCATAAGTTCCTCCACCACCTGAACCAGTATTTACTACACCTGATCCTGGGCCTGCACCATTTTGTACTCGACCATTTCCACCAACTCCAGATCCGCCTGCACCTTGAGCGTATCCTGCTTGGCTTGAACCTCCACCGCCACCTGCATAATACAAAGATGTTCCTGAAATTGATGTTGCTATACCAACTCCACCATTATCTCCTGCACCATTTCCATTTCCAGTTGGGGCTCCACCTGCTCCACCACCTGCTCCACCTTGTCCAAATGCAATATTTGGTTTACCACTTCCTGCATAACCTTGATTAGTTGTTCCAGTTCCCGGAGTTCCACTTGTAGCATTTCCAATGGAACCACCACCTGATCCACCATTTCCACCATCAGCAATTGCTGGATTAGTTGGTGCATATCCTCCACCATATCCTCCGCCAATACTTGTAACTGTTGCAAAAATTGAACTTGTTCCAGATGAACCTATAGTTCCACCTGTTGTTGCCCCAGCTCCGCCAGCACCTACTTTTAATGAATAACTTGTGCTAAGCAATAATGATAATGGAGTTTCTAAACTTCCACCGCCACCAGTTGCATCAACTGTGCATCGAAGGCCACCTGCGCCTCCACCTGACATATCACCAGCACCAGCTCCACCAGCAACAACTAAATAATTTACTGTAACACCAGGTGGTGTAGTTGGCGCCAAAACTCCTGAAATTATATTCAACATGTTAAGCAATAGCTCCTACTACATACCAAGCATTAGCAGCTGTTTTAATTAATGCAGCAGATTTGTATTGTGCAAGGGTTGGTTGTGCGGCAGTTGCACCAGCACTAAGAACAGCAGTAGTACCAGATGTAACTGCACTAATTGTTACAGTGCCAACACCAATGTTTAATAATGTAATTACTGTGCCTACTGGAAAATTAAAAGTAGCATCTGTTGGAATCTTAAATGCAATTGCTGTCGATTTATTCATAGGTATTAATTGTTGGTACTCGTCACCACTTGCAGCTGTATAATCAACTGTCTTAGCTGTTTGTACTGCAAAGGCTGGAAGCCCGTTAAAAATTGTACTGGTGAGAACGTCACCGGTAACTACTGGAAAAGTTGGCATTATATCTCCTTAATAAGATAGTACGTTTTCGCCTATGACACCGTAATCTACGTTGCCTATTATAAACCCATCTATGACAGGTTCAAGCGTTGTAAAGACAGTTTTGAAGCTATTTGGGGTAATATTAAAAGCTACTCCAAAAATCTGTAAGGTCTTCTCTAGCGTAGATCCACCTGGCTGAGTAGTAATTACCGTTATGGGATCAAAGAAATTTAAGTTTAGGGCTGCAATAATGCCTGTATTGTAATTAGGACTGTACAAATCAAGTTCTATAGCATCGCATCGGATAGCCGTCTCGGCTCTTGAAGCTGTATAGGCTCTAGCATAATCTAGGGCTACAGCATCGGTCTGCATCAATAGGCCGTCTAGATAATAAGAGTGTAAGAAATATTTATCAATTGAAGGCTGATTTATGGCTACCTGAGCAGTACCACCTAATCTTGTAACCGTTGATTTATTGAACACTAGGGTGTCATCTAGTTTCCATATTGCATTGGCATATCTAATTCCAGCGCCATTATCGCTAAAAACTATAGGAGTAGCGCCAATAGAGCCTGCAGTTACAGATCTGTCTTGAAATACAAACTCTCCAGAAGGTCCAACATATACAGCCCCATATTCGCTATTGGCTACAACTTGCAAAGCTGACAGAGAAGTCCTATTAGTGCCTGGATCATTCTGCATAGTAGTTAATCCTGCATCTACATCACGCATAGTGCCTGGCCAAGCAATAGTATTTAATATTTGATTAATTCTTGTGCCTGATAAATCACCAGCAGTAGCACCAGTTACTGTTGAAATCTGAGCATTTTGTGCTAGGCGATAAGCATCAACGGCTTGGATTGTAGTATAAGCAACTTCCGTAGCATCTGCAGGTTGAGTGTTTAGATAAGATGTAATAAAGCCTGAGAAGATTGGATAAGTTACTCCTGAATACGTTGCAGTTATTTGCACCTTCTTCATAGGAGTTAATAATTCAAAATATGGACTAGACGGATTCTGTGGATTAAAGTCACCATTCTGATCTATTAAACGTAAAGTCAATTGACCAGTCTGAAATTCATCTGCTAAAGCATTACGGCCACGTCTAGTTTGAATTAAATCTATTTGATTAGATACATCAACAATTACAGCTACAGTATCGGCAAACACATTAATGCCAATTTGACCAATATCAATCTGCATAGCCTGAGCAGTTGCAGGTCCAGTGCTAAAGTTAATTATTGCATTGATTGTTGGAACGGCCACTATAATGCTCCAGCAGGTACTTGATTACGTCCTTGGCGATAGAGTGACAATATTGCTTCTTGGACAGTTTGCTCAATATCTGTGCTACTTACTCCTCCACCTACAGATGTACCACTGACATCTACTTTAACTCCTACAGTAGTATTACTACCTGCTTGACCAAATGGAGTACCACCGACAGGCACATTAGATATGCCACCTGTTTGACCTGGTGCTAAATTGGTTGGATTGTATATTGCTAATCTAGCCATGGTTGCCTTAAAGGCTGCTTCTAAATCAGCAGCACTTGAAGTCATTGCATCAGAAAGTTTTTTAGCAGCTTCTGCAGCATTCATTTCAGCTAAATATTTTTTAGCCAAAGCCTCATTGTTATCTAGAATGGCTAACTGTGCTCTGATACGTAATTTAGTTTCTTCATCTGTAGCAGCGTTAAGTGCTGCAGTTAATCCTATGCGTTCTACATCAAACTTATCTTTAAGTTTATCTACTTCGGTTTTAGCTTTTAATTGAGCATTCTCAGCAGTACGTAATGCGATAGCTTCTTTAATTTTCTTCTTCTCTTGAATCTTGGCTAACTCAGTACCAGCACCAGCACCTAAACTATAAGAAAAATTAGACTTGGACATCTCTGACTTTAAAACCCATTCGCCGTTTTTCTTGACAAGGTTATTAGGGTTTAAGGTAGATCCGAATCTTGCTATGCCATTGACTAATTTAGCGATATTAGTAGCTAAAGCATTAACTTGATCTGAGAAGGTTGCAAGGGTTGTATCACCGCTTAATTTAGCTAG